TTTAATAAACCAGATACAGAATTTAAACAAACGTCATATAACCATAATTTTAGAAAACAATACGCAGGAATTGGAATGATTTATGATTCATCAAAAGATAAATTTTTGCATAGTCAACCTCATGCGTCTTGGTCTTTAGATGAAAATGATGATTGGAAAGCACCAATACCATATCCAACAATAATTAATGAAGAGGGAGAAGATTGGATATATGAAATTTATTGGGACGAAGATGCATATAACGCCGATAATACTAAAGGTTGGAAAGCATTTAAATCAAACGACACAGCGGATCCTAAAACAATATATGAATGGAATGGCACGGCTTGGGTGTCTGAATAGGAGGATAGAATGCCTAGAGGAAAAGGTTCTAGATTAATTGGAAAACAAAAAACTAGCACTGCAGCTTCTTTATCTGCAGGTAATAAATCAGCAGATGATTTAAGGGCATTTATAAATGGTGGTTTAGTAAACCAAGGAAGTGCATCTAGTGTTTGGACATTAAGAGAACAATTTAATCAAAGAAAATCTGGAACTTGGGCAGGTGACTTAGGTGCTATATCTAACGCTGTTGCTCAACCAGGTGGAACTATGACAGTCAATAGTCAACCACTAGGGTCTTACGATTATACATTTTATAATGGACCTCAAACAGTTTCATCTTTTTCTAATTCAGATTTTTTTACAACAACAGAAGATTCAAGATCAGCTTTAATTTACATAAATGGAAATTTGACTATCAACGCATGTCAAGTTTTTAAACCATCAAATAGAAAATTATTTACAGCTATTTATGTTAAAGGAGATTTAACAGTTAATGGTACTATTTCTATGGGATATGATAATGGTGGTGCTACTGGTAGAGGTGCAAATCACTCACCTAGTGGTTCACCAAGAACAGCACAAGCTATTAAACTTATATCTCCAGGAACATATTCTTGCGTACCAGATCCAAATATTCCAGCAGCAGGTGGAAATGGAGGTGCTGGAGCAATAGTCTCTCCAACAGGAGCAGCCTCTCCAAATAGATCAGCAAGTAATTCTGGTTCAAACGGAACAGGTGGAGGAACTGGTGGAGGAGGCTCTGGACTATTTTTTGTATTAGATGGTAATCCTGCAGCCCCTATAAATCCATCTGGAGCAGGATCAGCAGGAACTGCTTTTACTGGTGGTACTGGTGGGGGTGGAGTTGATAAAAGAGGTGACTCTACGGTAACTAACGCAACAGCGGGAACTGCTAATGGTGGAGCTGGCGGTAATGCTGGTGGAACAGGTAACGGTAATTCTAGTGGTGGAAATGGAAATCCAGGAGGAACTTATAATCAACCCTGTTCAGGTTCTAACGCTGGAGACAATGGAACACCAGGAACAGCGGGATCATTAGTAATATACGTATCAGGAGATATAAGTGGTTCTGGTTCTATAACATCGAACGGACAAGTGGCATCTTGGAATGGAGCACCTATTGGAACTGGCACCAATGGTGGTAGTGCACCTAGTCCTTCAGGTGGATTTGGACAATGTGGTAAATGTGGTGGAAGTGGAGGCGGTGGTCATGTGAGTGTATTTTTTGGAACTGATAATTTTGGGTCTGGAACTATTTCTGCAGATGCTGCACCAACTTCTGTTCCTGCACCTAACAACCCATTTAATCCAGCTAATCCTGGTCCAAGTAGTCCATCACCAGTGGTAGGAAGAGGTCATGGTATAGCAGGAGGAAACGGTACAGCTAGAAAAATGGCAATGCCAACAGGATAATCATGAGATATTTCTTTTATAATTTAGATAGTAAAAAAAATTTATTAGACAACCTTATTGCAACTAAACCAGACAACTATGAGTTAATAAAGTGGGGATGGGCTCCAGATATAGAAACAGCAAGAGAGAATAAATTAACTGAGTTAGGTAATCCACAAATTAAAGGACTTCCCGTAATAATATACCATCGTCAACCATGGAGAGAAGAATACGGAGATACTTTTATAAATAAAGAACAACAGTGGTATGGTCTTTCATTATGCGATGAACCAGATCAAAATTGGAACTGGACTTGGATAAATGAACAAATAGTTGACGAAGTAGAATAGTTCTATTATATAGAAAGAATAGAAAGATGAACTTAACAAATCATTATTGGTATTTTAAATCAGCAGTTCCAGAACGTATCTGTGATGAAATAGTAAAATACGGTAAATCCATTTCTGATGAAATGGCAGTTACTGGTGGTTTAGGTAATAAAAAATTAAATAAAAAACAAATAAAAGATTTAAAACAAAAAAGAGATTCTAATGTTGTTTGGATGAATGATAGATGGATATATAAAGAGATACAACCTTATGTTCATCAAGCAAATGCAAATGCAGGTTGGAATTTTCAATGGGATTGGTCTGAAAGTTGTCAGTTTACAAAATATGATAAAGGTCAATTTTATGATTGGCATTGTGATGGTTGGGATAAACCTTATTGGAGAGAAAATCCAAATGATCCGTCTCATGGTAAAATTAGAAAACTATCTGTAACGGTGAGTTTATCTGATCCCAAAGACTATAAAGGTGGTGAATTAGAATTTGATTTTAGAAATATGGATCCAGATAAAAAACCAAATATAAAAAAATGCACAGAGATATTACCAAAAGGATCTTTAGTTGTATTTCCTGGTTTTGTCTGGCACAGAGTTTGTCCTGTCAAAAAAGGTTCAAGATATAGTTTAGTAATATGGAATTTAGGATGGCCTTATAGATGAGTTTTCCAAAACAATTAAACTTGGAACAATATTTTGCATCACCTATATGGTGGGCAGATGAACCTAAATTTGTAACAAAATTAAATAAAGCATCTGATAAATATATAAAACAATCACAAAAAAATTTAAAAAAAGCAATAGATAAACGTAATAAAGAATTTGGTAACAAGGGTGATATGGGTTACGTGTTTCATTCTACATCTTTAATAGGAGATCCTAAATTTAAAGAATTACAAGATTACATTGGTGCAACCGCACATAACTTACTAGATGAAATGGGTTTTGATTTATCAAACTATGTAATATTTATTACAGAGATGTGGGTGCAAGAGTTTGCTAAACAAGGTGGGGGACACCATACATTACATACACATTGGAATGGACACATGTCTGGTTTTTATTTTTTAAAAGCAAGTGAGAAAACATCCATGCCTATGTTTGAAGATCCTAGACCAGGTAATATAATGAATTTACTGCCAGAAAAAGATAGAACAAAAGTAACAAGTGCATCAACACAAATTAATTATAAAGTCAAACCAGGAAGATTAATATTTTTTCCATCATATTTACCTCATCAATACATTGTAGATATGGGTTATGAACCATTTAGATTCATACATTGGAACTGTCAAGCAATACCGAAAGGAGTATTAGATGTCGTTCAAAAAAAATAAATATAGTATTTTAAAAGGAGCTATCTCAAAAGAAATGGCAGATTTTGTTTATAGTTATTTTTTAAACAAAAGAAGTGTTGCTGCTGTTTTATTTGATCAAAGATATATATCACCTTTTACAGAATATTTTGGAACATGGAATGATCCGCAAGTCCCAAATACTTACTCACATTATGCAGATATAGTCATGGAAACTTTGTTACAAAAAGTAAAACCTGTTATGGAAAAACATACGGGATTAAAATTATCGGAAACATATTCTTATGCTAGAATATATAAAAAAGGCGATGTATTAGCTAGACACAAGGATAGATATTCTTGTGAGATATCAACTACACTAAATCTTGGTGGTGATGATTGGCCAATATATTTAGACCCAACAGGCAAACAAGGACAGGCCGGTATAAAAGTAAAATTAAATCCAGGTGACATGTTGATATACTCTGGTTGTGATCTTGAACATTGGAGAGAAGAATTTCAAGGTAAAGATTGTGGTCAAGTATTTTTACATTACAATAAAGCTAAATCAAAAACAGCTAAAGAAAACGCTTTTGATAAAAGACCTTTATTAGGTTTACCAGCATGGTTTAAAGGATCTAAGTTGACTGTAATTAAAAAATAGTTTATAAAATAGACTGGTACGGGGGCACCACCACACCACACCCCCGTGCTTTTATTCTGTTAAATAATTAATAAATTTGCTATATATGGATTTATTATGTTACAAAAGATAGGTTTTCAGCCAGGTATAAATAAACAAATCACTGATACAGGGGCAGAGGGTCAATGGACAGACTGCGATAATGTCAGATTTCGTTACGGTATTCCAGAAAAGATAGGTGGTTGGAAACAATTAGGTGATGATGCTCTTAC